TATTTAACCGATTAGCATATGCTACGCTAAATGGTATCTTATCAAGGCTAGTGGTGCCTTCATCAATTAATTCGAAATTAGTATTCTTTTGCTTTTGATATATCTTATACTCACCTGGTGTTAGCACTCGCACCTGTTCTGCTGTCTTTTCGCCATACTCACCATCAGGTAACACTACCTTTTCCATTAACCGTAACTGCACCAGTTCGCTGCCTTCATAACGCCAACCTAAAATCTCCCGTGGTGTATAAGTACACCAATATGGACGGCCTTCATATTCAGCCTTTGGTGCATCTACTAAAACACCAACATGGCCATAACGTACCATCTTACGTGTTGTTTCATATGTCCATACATTTAAGTCATTACCTTGCAAATCTACATCAAACAACTGTTCTTGTATAATATCTGCCGTATCAGTTAACCTAACTGGCTTACGTGTTAACATGCCAGCTAACATCCGCTCTAGCCGTTGATAATATGGCGGGCATACGCTACGGGCTAACCGGTTATCGTAACTTTCATCAAGCTCTCTAGGTTCCTGCGGTAGGTAACGGCGATGCTTTTTCCGCATCCCATAAGTGCCCTGCATCAGATCTTCAATTAAAATCCAATGCGGTTCCTGGTTACGCCATACGCTATTAGGGTCTTGAACCTGCATAGTCACGCCTCACTACTGTTTGAACAGTGCCATCAGCTCCTGTACCAACATCTTAGCTTAGTAAATGCGCACCCCAGTGCCACGGCCTGCACCAGCATGTAGCGGGTTAAACTCACGCCACACCAAATAGCCCAGCGCATCATTCATGTGGTCGAATCCTGCATCCTTATCCGGTTCACCCTTCTCGGTATAGCTTTGTAGCTCAAGGCATTCAATGGTGCGTTTACAACTGGCCGCGACTTGTAACCGAACCTGCCCTTTACCATTTTCTAATAATGCCTGCACTGATGCCACACGGTCGCGCACTGGTGGGTTAGCACGTGGTGATTGATTACCCATGCCATAGCTTTCTAATATTTGGATATCGGTTTGCGTTGCATTAGTGCTGCGGTTGCCGCCACTAGCGTCTGGGTAGGCATACATCCGCCTGCCTGGGTAACGCCGTACTATCTCCTGCGCTAATGCGTCTGTATCATGCGCACCACTTACTTCATCTACTACCAACAGCTTATTGTTAAGCCTTACTGCGATAATCGCTGACATATTACCTACGTTAAAATCAACGCCAATACGTAATGCCTCCTCACTAAAATCTGGTAGCTCAGTTATAACATGCTTTTCACGGTTAAACCTATCATAAACCTGCCCAGTTGTTAGGTTAACAAACTCACCGTCAAGGTATGCCCTAAGCAAACTAGGGTCATAGTTAGCCTCTAGCCGTTTAATAAAATCAGGCGGCAGGTGTGGGTTATCTATAGTTCGCATCTTGATGAGATGCCGGTCTGGCCGCGCCTTGGCTTCATCACTGCCAAAGGTATTCCACATCCACCTAAAACCTTCAGGTGTTGATGCTGCTGCAAATTGCCTTACATTACCTGCACGTAAACGACCTAAAATCTTAGGAAATGCACGGTTAGCAATACTAGGCGCAACAGTATCTATCTCATCAGCTAATACCCAAGCTAAATTAAGGCCGATAATACGTGACCAGTTTTCAAAACTACGGCATAGGATTTTTGTATCACCACCAGCAAAATGTAAAGTGTACTCAGGTAATGGGCTAGCTCTAAACGTATGCGGGATGTTGTACTGATCTAAAAAGTTATCAAAATCATTTTGCCAGATGTCGCGTATCAATGGCCCTGTAGGCTCCATAACAGCACCAATAAAGCCTTGGTTAGCAGCAGCCATCATCACTGCCTTAGCACATAACGCACGTGTCTTACCAGCGCCATAACCTGCGCTGATGCCCAGTATTTCTGTAGTTGTATTGTTAACAAATTCAAGCTGGCCTGGATGTAGATCGTTGCGAATCTGATTTAATGCAGCAGGTAAATCAAGATTGTTAATATTAAAGCCAACACGCTCAAGGATGTTGCCTTCTGGTGCTAAAGCAAGAATACTCACGAACAAAGTTGAGCAAGCTTAGCGGCTGTGTTTATAGCGCCAAGAGCAATGTGATATTGACCAGCACGTCTAGCTTCCATTTGCAAAGTGCTGCATTGAGATAATAAATCAGCCACCATTTGTGGGCGTTCAATATCCCAGTCAGCTTTTAACTGTTGCCTAGCGAGTTCTAAGTATGAGTCGCAAGTGCGATCGCTGACCCCCCAGTTTTCGGAGGCGTAGCGAATGCAGTCGGATCTACGGCCACCGTTGGCAATAATGCGGGCAAACCGTTGTGCCCGGAGTTCGGTTTCAGCTTTAGTAGTGTTTTTAGCGGCCATTAGGTTATCTCATTACATTCCAAAAAAGAATTTTCCCTGTAGCATATCGTTTCACAAATTCCCATGCTTTGGCGTCATAGTTGCTGCAACTAGGAAATGGTGGTTTAATTTTAGCATCTAAAGAAAAATCTAGTGGGTGAACATAAATTTTGGCTATTTTGACATCTGTAGGTTTTAGTTGGCGACCAATTTGGACAACGTGAAAGGAGTTAGCAATTATACCTCGTTGAAGCCCTCGGCAAAGAACACCTGAACCACCAACACACCAAACTTGGTCAATGTCACCAATTTCTTGTTGAACTAGTTTTGCTCTACTGGCGATAGCAGAAAAAGCAGTTTCGGTTTCAAGGCCAAAGGGAAGCATGTGGGCGCCCGTTTGCTTGCAATAATTAGTTGCTTTTGCTTTTACATTTGAGAGATATCCCGATGGAATTTGAACAATTTTTGCTCCAGCGTTAAATGCTTCAATGGTTCTCGGATGAGGAGTTTTACGTTTAGCGCAAAATATGGTTGCTTTTGCGCCTTGTTCGCGGGCTGCATGGGCAATAGCAATTTGTGCGCCACCGTATACAGGGGAGGAATATACAACTTCAGCGTGAGGGTAGATGAGTTGATCTGCAAATGAACGCTTAGTGCCGCCAGGGATTAAGTCATCACGGACCACATAAATGCCGTCTATGAGCTCAAAGATAGGGTTTGGTATTGTCATGGTTCAAGGATTTCTCCATATTCAGCAGCGGGATCAGTATCAGCGAAGTCGCATTCACCGCATTTTGCGACAGCTTTTCTAGCGTCTCCTTTAAGGAATACAAGAACATTTTGATGTGTTTTACCTAATTTCCGAGTAGCCGCAAAAGTACGTCCTGCTCGAAGCGGCAAAGTTCCAACACATGTTACAAGAATGGCTTCATTGTAATAAGTAAGTCCAGCGTCAATAAAAGCTTGGATTGTATCCCCCACAAAGTTGTAGTAATTACCTTTTTTATCACGAACATCGCCAACAACAAAACAAGCAAAAGCGTCTTGTTTCAAGAGTAAACAAGTTTTTTGAATAATTTCACGATATGCAGTAACAAATTCTTGATAATTTAATGTTGAAAGATCTTTAGGGTCGTCGCTGTAAACTTCAAGATCTGCATAAGGCGGGCACGAGAATATCATGTCAGCTTCAACGCCTTTGCAAACTCTATCAATGTTGCGTGAATCAGTGCAATGCCAAATGGGTTGATTCTCAGGCGTTATTGCTGCGCCTTGTTCTTTGTTGGCGTCAATTTGTTCTTGGCGCAGATCACAACCAATGTATTGACGGCCAGTTTTTGTTGCAACAATGCCGCGAACGGAGCCGCCAGCAAATGGATCAAGGATAAGTCCATTTTCAGGAGAGAACCAGCGATAAGCAAGTTCTGCTAGGACAGGATCGAAGATAGATGTTCCTGCCTGTTTGGAGCCTGAAGCTAAAAATTCTTCAACAATTTGATTATCATCTAAACCTTGTTTTTTCTTTTCATAATATCCAGGCAACAATTGAACACTTGACATAAGTGTTCCCGCATCTTTCATTAAACTTTTAAGTGCTCTTGTTTTTTCGTCTGGCTCAAGCATTGTGTCTGACATTTCAAGCAGATTGCCTTTGCGACCAACTTCAGATTCAATGCCAGTTGCAAGCCAAGCACGTTTTCTTTCTTGCCACCATCCTTCTCTAGCATTTAGCACCGTAAAGGGAGCAATGCCAAATCTATCTGATAGCTTGCGAGCCGTTTCTTCATTATTAGCCGAATCGGTAACTTCTTCAACTATTTCATCATTAGCAAAAGCAGTTAATTCGTCTTCGTCAAACCAAGGACTTAAATCTTGTTCTTCTGAAAGCTGTCGCAGCATTTCGTTGTCCCATTCGCTGAGATCGCTGGAACGGTTATCAGCTAACGCAAGGCCAACTTTTTCTTCTTCTGTTAAACCAGTACGTTGTACTGCAATCAATTCATCGCCTTCGGTTTCAATAATTCGAACTTTACTAATTCCTGCGGCTTTTGCGCCTTCAACAGTACCATTACCTGCAAGTATACGTCCATCTTCATCAATAACAATGGATCGCGCAGCACCAAAACGTTTAAGTGATTCTGCAATCAACCCAGCAGAACGATCCGTGCGTTTGCGAGCATTTTTGTGATCAGATTTAAGATCTTTAATTGATGCCATTTTAGGTTGTAGATTGCAATAACATTAAAGCAGAGGGAAAGGCAATGCGAAAGTTGTTGCTGCCGTACAATGCAATGCTGGAATTAAGCACCCCCTTGCTGTGCCGCCAAGAAGGCAGCCGAATGTGTCAACGGCAAGGATAAGCCTGAGGCAGAATTTAGGCTGCTTGTGGGGGCTCCTAGCGGCTTCTGACGACGCTTCCGCTTCCTAAGTGCCTACGCGAATTTTTTAGAACGGTAAATCATCTGTAATGAAATCCCGTGGCGATGGCCCTTTTTCTACTTCTGGTGCTGGTTTTACGCCATACAACTCTTGGATTTCCTTCCATTTTGCTTGGTTTACCTCAATCCATTGCCTCAACGTGTTGACAGGTTTGAACTTCGGCAAAGCTCCTGGCGGACTTTTGTCTAAATCTTCAATTGTGCAGTAGCCCTTTAGCACCATACGAGCAAGCAACTCGCCTGTGCCTTCAAATGTGCCTAGCGGTTGTAGTGCCATCAGTTTTCACCTCGTGCGGCAGCTTGGCTTTTAATCGCCTCGGGGTGCAGGATGTAGCGAGGTAAACCGCCAGCAACGTTTTGGATTGGCGGGCAATGCGTGTGGTAACGGCCTAACTCGTCATAACGACCAACGGGATAATCACCAATTTGATTGTGGTCGAAAGACAATTTGTCAAAACTTGATGCCTGCGTTGGTCTAAAAACCTGTTTCTGGGGCATGGCGCGGTCTTTCTTTTCGCTACACGCCCAGATGTAGGCGTTAGCTAGTCGTGGGTCGTAAAGTTCCATTAGCGGATTACATATTCAGGTGAGGTGGACGTTGTAGCCGTAACAAGGTGCGGATTGAATTGCAAATGTCGGTTGTAGCTAATGCCAGCCCATTTGCCGTTAATTGCAAGCGTGAGTTGTTCCTCAACCGCAAGTGGACCAAGAGTTTCGTGAAACTTTAATAATTCTGTGCACAAAAGCTTCCAAGCAACATCACCTTTAGAACCTTTTTTAATTTTCCAAAAAGCAATGATCAAATCCCGATGCGGTTCTAGCACTGGCGCAATTTGCTTGGTTTTTATTTCAACTCGTTTTTCAACCAAATCTAGATCTATTGCTTTATTAGGTACGTTAGTACCTAATGAAGTAATAGAGGGATCTTGTTCAAGGGATCTTGTTTGAGTGCCTTTTTGGCCACCGGCATCGGTACCTAAAAGGGCACTATTGGCATCGGTGCCTTTTTGGACACCATGGTGCCCTTTTGGAGCCTTTGCATCGGTGCCTTTTTGGGCACCAGTAGATCGTTGTTTGCGGCGATCAACATTGAGATAAATGTGCCGTCTGCAACGGTCGTCGTAGGTATAAGTAGCCCAGCCATTGCTGATGAGCCAATGGATAGCAGCCATAACATCACGGCGATTACTGCCAAGTTCAGTTGCTAATGTTGTGACTGATGCGTAGCAACCTTGCGGGCTGCCATTACCATGACGGTGTAAAAGCAAATAAACGCAAGCACGTTGCTTCCCTCCAGGTTCTGCTATCTGATCCAAGATTTCGTGGGGGCAGATAGAAAAACCTGTTGACCTAATGCGTGGCATAATTAATCAGTCCAAATCTTTGGGCGTTGGTGTTCAATACCCGGCATGTGTAGGGCATTGCCGGGTATTTTTTTGATTTGCATTTGGCAGAAAATGCTTCAGTGAATAGGGCATTGCTGCGTTTGGCTTTCTTGCTGCTGACGTTTTATCGCCTCGTTAATAATTTCTCGTAATACGGCGCTACGAGGCTTCCATTGCCCTTGCTGGGACTGAAGCCATAGGTAGGCTTTTTCGTCAACGTCAACTACAACTCTTGGCATGGCGGTGGCATTAGGCCTAAGCATTCTAACATGATTGCACAGTTTATGCAACCCCTTGCCACGACCATGCCCATGCTGTAGCATTGGCAAGCAGATGTTGCTTCTATGTTACAACGACTTGAGGAGCTTCAGTTTTATTCTGACATTCATCGCTACAAATATCGTGGTTCTTGGATGCGATATAGCGTAAGCCGGATAGCACAACCGGTAACAGCGCAACAACAAGCTCGATTTAATGAAACTAAACACATTTGGCAGCCACGAGGTGAGCAGGTACATACAGCCGCTGAAGCTTTGCTGCTTGGACTTGAGCCAGAAGTTGGTGAGTATGAACCGTGGATTGATGCGTTAAAAGATTGCTGGCTATTAAAAGGTGCCGAGACAATAGCAGTTGAATTTGGAGTTGTTATCCCGCATCACGAAGTTGCTGGTACTTTTGACGGGCTACTTAAATCAGCAAGCGGCACAACAGTTTTGCTTGATTTTAAGACTGTTCAAACTAATGAAAGCGTGAAAACACGGAAACCAGCGACAGCTCAATTAGGCGGATATTTACATGGTCTAAACATTAATCATCCCAAAATAGATATTGATAAATGTTGCACAGTTGTAATTGGCCCTGGCTGCTCCAGAGTTATTACCGAAGATCCAAACGATTGTTATCTCGCTTGGGAGGATAAACTAGATTTGCATAAAACAATCAATAAATTACCATTTTGATTGATTGGACAGCAATTCTTGCTAATGCTGGGATACCGAAACCTCCTGGTCGCTTTGAAACATACGAAGTGATAAAACTGGCAAATGCCGAACGGCTAGCAGATTGTGGTTTTAAGCAATCAAAGGGCAAACGCTTGGCTAAACTCAAATCTTAAAGAAATATGAACTTTTAATGCACATGCTTGCCACATGCGGCCCAAGGGGCTAATGTTTGTGCATGGGAGAGATCCCAGCCATTCACCTGCCGCCACAAACTATGAACACTCTTGACGCTCAATTGGCTTTTGCTAAGGAACTTATTCAAGAACAAGATCACGCTTACCAACAGCATTTTGCCGCTGGTCGCTTTGATGAAATGATGACCGCAAAACGCGAGCTTTCTAAGCAACGCAATCTTTTCGGCAAACTTCTTAAGCAGAAAATGAGGTTCTCATGACTTACTCTGTTTTTTGCTTTCGTTTTGAACATCAACCTAAAAAAATTATTGACAACCTTTCTTTAGAAGATGCTGAAAAAATCTGTAATCATCCAGACACAAGCAGCACTACAACTAAAGATTGGAAACTGCTTGAAAAATGGGGCAAAAGTCCATGGTTCTATGGCTACACCGAAAACTAGCCTTGCTGTAGCATAACGATGGTCGGGACTCCTGACACCTGCTTGCAGGTTGAAAGCTGAACAACAGCCATCGCGCTAAGGCAAGGCAAGAGTAATGGTTTGGCGTCATTGCCTGGTGGGCCATTACAGCTTATGCAATCTTGATCTAACTCCTGACACTCAATTACAAAAATCATGACAACACAAAAAACTTGGTTTCAATGGCTTGAAACTTGCCCAGATACTGAATTGCTTCAATTGCGACATGACCTAGAGTTAGGTTCAGCAATTTTAGAAGTGCAAGAAACACGGCAACGCAAACTTACATATCGGATGGCGCTTTTAATGAAACTTGACAGTTTTATTGATGAAGCACTAGAAAAAACAGAAGAATCTGATGAATGCACATGTGATTTGTACAGCATGAGCAACGCTTATGGAGAGCTGTTAGCACTTGCTTGCCATGAGATAGGGAAACAAAAAGAATTAGTTGATAACTTGCAGATTGAATACTGCCTTGCTCAAAACAAACATAACAGTAAGATTTCTAAACTGCGCAAACAATTTAATGAGGACAATAATGTTGTAAACCTGCCCACTTAATATAAACTATTATTTCAATATTTGCCACATCCCCGCAATCTAAAGTATTATCACTACTGACGGGAGACCGTCACCATTCACCTAATTATCATGACAGCTATTCAAGACATGACCCAAAGGGTTTCTGAACTTTCAGCCGCTATTAAAGAGTTAGAATCTGAAAAATCAGATCTAATTAGTCAAATCTCAATTGCATGGTCAATTGGTGATCTTGACGAATATCTAAACGACAAAGGCCACGCCATTGTTGACAACGTACAAATTGAACGCCGATCCAGAACCACTTGGGCTTATTCTGCTGCTGTAAAAGCATTGCAAGAGCAAGAACAATATACAGGTGCTGCTAATCGTAAGGTAACAACCTATATTTGTGTGAGTCATGTTAAATCAAAGTGACCGTCACTTTTTTTGTGGAAGGCATCAGCCGACCACAAGGCAGCAAGCGTTCATTAGGCAATGGTCGAATGATTGAAGCTAGCCCACACATCAAAACCTGGAGGCATGACGTGCGTTATGGCGCACAGCAGCACCGTCCAGCATCATGGAAAACTACTGCTCCCATGTCAGTTAGCATTGCTTTTTGTTTTTTGCGGCCAAAATCGCATTACAACACTAAAGGGCAACTGACACCTAAATCGCCAGCTTTAGCTACAAGCAAAAGCATTGGTGACATTGACAAACTTGTGCGAGGCATCCTAGATGCTCTTACCACTGTTTTATTTGACGATGATTCACAAGTCGTTCAAATCAATGCTAACAAGCGTTATTGCTCTAATTTAGAGCGACCTGGCGCAATTATCACCTGCACACCTATTCACAAAATCATTTCATGACTTATCCGAATCTTGCTGGCATTATTAAAAAAGATGACGTTTACAGCAAAGGTAGTGGTTCTTACGCCGCTTCGTATGTTGCTTGGGCACGAATTGCAAATCATTTACATACTCATGCTCCTGGCTGGGAGTTTCACTTAAAACCTACACGAGAAGGAGAGCATATCTGGAAAGCACCAGATGGCAGCGGTTACCTTATAGGTTATTTTACAGGGCCAGAAGAACAAGCAACGGCTGATTTCCCGTTTCCTATCATGGATAACAGGAACAATGCTGTTCAGTTTGACAAAATTAGTGCTAGGGCATTAACCGATGCTCACCGCCGAGCATTGTGTGCCTGCGCTGCTTATACGCTATCGCTTGGCTATGAGCTATGGGCTAAGGAAGAAGTTGCAGAAGCTGATGCAGCACCTGTGGCAGCGCCAGTAGAAGCTAAAGCAAAGCCAATTGCGGTAGCCAAACCAGAATCAATAGCTGAGATCAAACCTGGCGACATGCCACTTGATGAAGATGAATATGGAATTGTAATTGGATTATTATCAGAAGTGCACAAAAATGCGCCAGAAAAAATTACCAGTTTAACCAAAGCATTCCGAACCAAATATGGGCTTGATTCCAAAGCTGCATTATCTAAAGAGATTAAAACTCAAGAACATGTTGAATTTGTCAATGCGTTTCTGTCTAGCTAATGCTAGGCGGTTACGCTTTTATCCAAACGCTATCTAACTATGTTGACTTTAACTGCCGTAGGCAATCTTGCCCGCGATCCTGAAATCAAAACTGTCGGAGACAATGAGGTTGCAAATTTTACAATTTTGTGCAATCGAAAAAGCAAAACCGGCGATATTGTTACAGCCGTTGATTGTTCTGTTTGGGGCAAACGATGTCAGGTAATTGGTGATTTTGTTTCTAAAGGATCACAAATCACAGTTACCGGAGATGGTTATGTAGAACAGTATGATCGAAAAGATGGTGAAAAAGGTGCCAAGATAGTGCTAAGAGTCAATGATTTTAGCTTACCCCCAAAAGCTAAGCAGACTGAAACGCCGTTCTAAGCCTTGCCGATGTGCCAAAACTAGAACCGGGCAAAAGCCCGGTTTTTTTGTATGGATTTTTGCAACCAGGATGCACAAGCTGTGCATAAGGGTGTATAATAAGTGCATGGGAGGCAAACGGCTCTCCCCCGCCACGCAAATCATGAATGCTGCGACCCTCCCCACCGGCATCACTTACAACGAAGCCACCTTTGCCTACTGGGTACGCGTCGACTACTTCCTTACCCGCACCGTAAGCGGCTGGGAATTAATTGACACAATTAACGGCACTATGGACCAACGTTTCCGTACCGAAGCTGCCGGTATAGCAGCACTTGCCAAACTCGTTTAACACAAATCATGACCGCAATTCCAACCATTCACTTAAACGGCACCAGTGGGCAAGATCTACGGCGCGAATATCAAGCTGCTTACGAAGCAGTTAAGTATGCCATTGACAAACTTTGCGAGACAACTTGCAATGGCCGAGACTATTACCCACAAGAAGCTGGTGCATATTCGCAAGCATATGCAGAACGTCAAACAGCTTTATGCCAACTGCGTGACGTTGAAAACTATTTAGGAGAAATGCTAATGGGCATTAGGGACCAACTTTGATTTAATGCAAGATGCCATTCTGAATACAGATTGAAACACGAAGCCGGGGAAACCCGGCTTTATTGAGAAATGCTAAAAGAAGTGCATCTTGTTGGCACAAAGGTTTATAGTGTGTGCACAGGGGGAGACTCCTGTACAAACCCACCAACAAAAAATCATGTTTACCTGCACCATGGCCTGGATAGCAGTTTTGCTAATCCTGCCAATTATCGTCTTGCTATGGGCAACAGAAACCAGAAATCAACGAGCTCTGCGCCTACGTCGTAGAGGCTGGACACAGCACCAAATTGCAACGCACATGGGAATCAGCCGATCCACTGTGCAGCGGATTGTTTCAGTATTGTAAACAGGTTGCACAAGCCTTGCACAAGGGTGTATAATATCAGCAAGGGGGGAGACCTCCGCCACACACCAAAAACCATGACAGTTGCCACATTCCGCAGCTCCTACGGCACCTACAACGTGACTCGCGCTGTGCTGGCTTGCCAGCCTGAAATTAGTGCCGAGGGCACTACCACTCAAAACGTATTGATTTTTGAAACTACTGACCAGCAAGAAGCTGTGAGCATTCTTGGCAAGACTTTGTTTCTCCAGGCTGACGGCCACACCTTTGAGGCCAGTTACGACGGTCAGCGCCGCACATCCCTTAAGCCTCGCGCTCGCAAGCAATACGCAAGCGCATTAAAGCAGGGCTACAGCCCCAGCATTGAGCTGATTTATTAGCCCTACGCGGCCCGCCAGAGCCGCACCCAATCTGGCACTATCCACTCGCTTTTCTGCCATGACTATCGAGCAAATTGAAGAATTTAATTCATCGCTAATTGAATTGGTAAAATCTTACCGTTTAATTACTGATGAAATGCCTGATTTAGAACTTGAAGCCTTCAATGAAAATCATCCTTTATCGGACGTTTTATTTGAAATTGAACATTATCTTGAATCAATGGAGTTGCTCAATGCTTAAACTACTTTGCTCTGCAATCATTGCTGCAACTACTTATCTAGTCGTAGCTGAGTTTGGTACACAACCAACGCCTTACGCAAATCCTGTCCCTATTGCATACCAATCGTGATGAATGAATCTGAAGTTTTTTACACGTTTTCAACTGCTGCTGAGTATGGCGGTGGCTTTTACAGCTTGCTTGGTAAAGCTGGATTGAAAGCTGATCCATCAAACAAAGCAAAATTGCTTTTAGCATTCCCAGAACTAAAGCAAACTTATGGCCCTGCAAGTTCATTGCATCGTCATTTGCGTAATGTAGCAATTTAATTACATCAATCAACATTATCCCAACGCAGACACATCTAATGGACATTTACCAACAAAAAGGATTTGCTAACCGAGAGGATTATCTTGATTGGCTCAGAGAAGACTATGGTTGTGAAGCTGTAGATCTTTTAACATCTGCTTTACCACCAAGCGAAGATTTTGATGGGCTAATTACATCCTTGGAGGATATGAGTGATGACATTTAGTCAAATAACAGAACTGCCCTCTAACTTAGATGCTCGCATTTTGTACTTATGCCAAACACCAGCAAAAACAGGACATCATCAAGCTAAATGTGTTTACTTACACGAAAAACAAGAACTTAAAGGAATTATTTTTTCTCCAGATAATGAAGACTGGTTTCAAAAATTGCAGCCAGATTCAATTGTAAAAGCCGAAAAAATTAGTCCATGTACTCATCCTAATTACCAAGGTGAATACAAAGGTGCTGCAATTCCACTTGCTAAACAAGATAGCAATTTACTTCTTTTTGAACCAAACTCTTTGCCATGCGATAAATGGTATCCGTGGGTTAATGAACATGCGCAAAGGTCAATTAATCAGTTGCCCGATGTATTAAGAGAAGCTGCAAATAATATTGAAGCATTAATAACAGCAAATTGGAAAATGCAAAATGATGTGTTATTCTTAAAAAGACAAATTAAACAAAAAGAACCTGAAATTAAACCAAATGAAGTTAAAGTGGCTGCACCATTTAGAAGCAAACAACAATGGACAGATATAGTCGTTCGCATTATTACCACTAATGAAAAATTTCTCCTTAACCCATTTTCAGGTTTAGCATTAAATGCTTACATAGATGCTTGTTTTAATGATTTTTGGGACGGTGATTTAGAAAAAATGTCTAAAGGAGAGAATCAATTAGCAGCACCTAGATGGCGCCCAATGGTTACAGCCGCTTTAGCTGAACTTATAAAGTGTAGTTTTATAGAAAGAATGCCAGGTACTAAAAAGCATTATAGAATAACCAAAGAAACTTTCGTTGAACTTTCTAAACCATGACTCATTCATTAGTTTCAATTTCAAAAAAGCAAGCGCCTGTTTTTAATCGTTTACACGAATTAATGATAGAAGCTATTGCTGTTGCAGAGGCTATCCGCGACAATGCTCAAGATGACAATGATCCAATCCCATTGGAACTAATCTTTAGTTTTAACCGTGATTATGACAAAATCGTATCTGCTCTTTCTGAAGCTGCATAATGGCTGAACCATCCTGGCGGCAGCTATCTGTAATTCGTGAATCGGTACTTAAAGCATCGGTACTCAAGGCATGTGGGGTAACACCCACTGCCGCCGGGGTTAGCCGTACATTTGACGGCGGTAGCTTTAAGGTGTTTGCTAATGTCCACCCCGGCACTCATAACACCGAGGGCATCTGGTTTACGTTGTACCAAGATACTGGCACACGATTATTTGATAATCCTAAGCAGTTGCTAAAGGTATTGCGCGCATCACCGGGTACTGCTACTGGTGATGCTATAAGAACTTGGTTCACCTTTTTTGCACCTACACCATGACTGCTGATGCAATGCGCGATTACCTAGAGGCTATCTCTAGGTATCCGCTGCTTACGACACAGCAGGAGATACAGTTGGCACGTAAAATTGCGCAGTACATGGAGCTGCGCGATAACCCTAGCCCAACACCTGCTGAGCAACGGCTGATAAAAGCTGGCCTTAAGGCACGGGCTACCATGGTGAATTGTAATTTACGTTTAGTTGTACATATTGCCAAACGTTATACAGGCAGAATTAAATCAATGGATATGCTTGATTTATGCCAGGAGGGTAACATTGGCTTGCAACGTGCAGCAGAAAAGTTTGATGCATCCCGAGGGTATAAGTTTTCGACCTATGCGTACTGGTGGATACGGCAATCGCTAAAACGTGCTATTGATAGCAAAGAGCGTATGATAAAAATACCGATACATATGATAGACCGTACGTTTAAGGCATTACAGATTGAAACAGAATACATGAAAGAACATGGCCGCAAGCCAAGCAAAACAGAATTAGCGGAAGTTATGGGTTTAACAATAGAACAATTACTAG